GTGAACTACCGAACGACTAAAGATCGTTCGGCTTCAGAACATAAATGTTCTTTCTTTTTAGACACTTCATCGCCGCTGCTTTTAAATTGCTTTAATAGTCTTATATCAGCTCCATGCCTGTAATCGACAGTTCCTGCCGATCTAGTTCCATAGTAACTAGTTTTTGCCTTTGATATACTTGGTATCAGCATCCTATAGAAATTAATCTAGCTACGCCACTGAAAGGTCTTTTTATTATTTGTTTTAGATCTATTTCCATTAAAGGGGTTATTTTTATTTATCTTTTTTATTTATCTTTTGCAAGGCTGAGTTTCATCTGAGTGACTAAAGATCACTCAGCTTTCACTCAGTCCTGAAATATAAATAGTTAAGAAAATCTATTCTTGTATACGTAGTATGTGACATATTTACTGAATCTCGAGAATACCTATTCCGCAATTATAGAAATTTACATGATCTGCTTTATGTTTAAATTCTATGTAGTTATAATTATGTTTAATTTCTTCCCAAAACTTACCAACACCAACTCCATCTCCCATATTACCTATATCATGAAATATTAAAAACCCGTTCTTATTAACACATTTTAACGCATTTTCATAATCAGCTTTAACACCTTCGTAAGTATGATCTGCGTCAATAAAAATACAATCATAATTCTTAGTGTTGTTTGCAAAAAAATTATCCGTTGAACTATTAAAAAAACACACTTCCTTTGAAGGAAACATTTTTTTAAGGATGTCTACTTTGGCCTGTATTTTTTCCGGTGTCTGTTGTACGTGAGTGTCTCTATAAGCAATATTATCAACGCAGTGCAAAATTTCAGCTGTGCTTTGCAAAAATAAAGAATTAACAAAAAAACTACCACCATTACCTACTCCAAGCTCTAGATATGTTTTTATATTCCGGTGTTTAATATAAGATAAGAATTTTGAGTATTCTTCAGGTATTTGTTGTAACTGTAAATTACCCGGCGTGTTACAATAGAAATAATGTGGTAGTTGACTACCTGCCTCGTCTCTTACCCACACTTCAAGCTGCTCAGTGCTCATATTAATTATATCGTCTCTATAAAAATTCATTTGTAAATTTTTGATATGTTGTATATGCTCACTAGTGTGAGTGCCGTGAAAGGCTAGTGTTTTTTGTATATTATGATCAAGATCCTCACAAACCATTTCGATAGAAAAAGCAGACGCGAGCTCCAAAGGCGCAAACGTAATACCGTTCTTTTCAAGAAACGCTCTATGACCGACACATATATCTGTATCTTCATGCCCACCACAAGGTAGTTTTTGAACTATATCCATTAATCTCTTACTACGAATAGATACGCCGCCGTTACCTACTCTGTGATTTTTATCTGTATAATGTGCTGTTGCTTTCCACGGAGCACCGATATAATCGTATTTTAAAAACTCATCCGTCCAACGATCCGGAGAAATAACAAAACCATCTCTATGAACACTAAAAGCGAATTCAGTTACTATATAATTAGGTAACTGGTAAATCATAAACTTACAGTAATCTGCAAGATTATTGAGTTTTTCTATCTGTATAAACTTTATGTTACTTTTTATATTGAACGGTTTTTGATGTGCGAATAAAATAACCTCTTTAAAATTTAAATGTTCACATGTTTTTTCTAATGCTTTAATAGCTAACCTAGGGTCTACGCAATCTGCTACAAATAACGTACAATTGTCTATATTTTTTTTGTGTTTTATCATATTTTTTAAATATTAGTATTTAATGTGCTCATCTATTGAGATATACTCGAGATCAAGCGCCAAAAATAAACTAGAATTAGATACATTAGAAACAGTTTTTATAAGCATGTTACTTTGAGACATCAGATATGTCTCAATCACTACATCTTCACCCATCCTGTACGGATCTCTCGTACCTACTGAGTGATGTACACCTATATTTGTAGGTGTTTCAGCACGTATACTATTGTACGCGATAACCTTTGAGTTACCATATCTTTTTTTAAAATCGTTAATAGAATACTCTTCATCTGAGCATATAAGCAGTTTATCATACCTGTCTATATATCTATCTACCGCTTCGTAATATTCTGAAATACTGAGTAGCGGTGCATCGGTAACATGATCTGTACCTCTCTTATGTACAGCAAGTACAGTTTCATTTTTATTTTTATGCTCTAACCAAAAATTATTTATTTTTTTTACGACATGTTGCTTTAGACGGATATACTCTGTACACATTAAATTTGCTATACGTCTAGTCTCAATACTCGGCCTACATTCAATAGACAAGTGTCCGTTTAGCCACACGTCCTTTGTATATATATTTTCTCGTTCCGCGAGAGTGATGTTATATGGTTGCTCAAAATAATACTCCCAAACGTTTTCTCCGTACGAGGCATCTTTATATCTCATATTGTTATCAAAAAGAACGTATAGCTTATTACCGCTACAGTGTGTAACGTACAAGTTACTTATAACTTGTACGAAATACGACATTAAACCAGCGTGCCTGGCTCCTGGTATAGTTGCTAAAATATGCATTTAATTAAATAAAAAATTATATGTTTTATAAAGCCAATCTTCAGTTGTTTTAAACTCTTTTGCTTTTAAAAAATTTTCTTCTATTGCAGAGCTCTTACTGGCGTATATAAAATCACTGTTATGGTTTAACTCTAACAAAATATTTTGTAATTCTTGTATAGTGTTAAAAAATATTATGCCGTCTTTATTAAAATAATCCACAACACTTTCAGTGCCCCAGTATATAGGGATTGTTTTTGTGTTAAAGCAATCTACAATCTTCTCCGTCCAATAACCTCTCTGTACACTATTTTCAATTACAATTGAAAATTTATAAGTAGAAAGTGCTTCTTCCTTATAAGCAACTGGTCTATAACCTCTTCCGTAAACATCTATATCTCGTATTGCGCTAATAACGCTATGTCTCAAATGATGACCGTATGTATGATTCTTACTAGACGCAATAATAGAAATATTTTTGTTTTTTTTCTGCTCAACATAATTAGTAATCCATGTTCCTCCCCATACCCCGTAGAGGTAATTTTCCCCTCTATCTGTTATATCTAAATCATGTGTTATTACAAAATCGAACTCTTTATTGTTGTGTATAATCCAGTCGTATATTTCTGGTATTAATGATTTAGGCTCTAAAATCCATGCAATCTTTCTCTGCGCACCGCGTAAACGTTTCGCATCAACAAGACAAAAGTCTGTTATAAAACACGATTTACTCACTCTAACATTACCTCTTTCCCATCTTACTAAATCGCTAATTTGCATATGACACGATGAAGAGTCGCCTATGAAGTTTTTATCCTGTAAATTTATTGTGACCATGTATTTATATACTCCTCAATTTGTCCTTTCGACATATTGTTAATTTTTTTATTTTCATTATGATTTTGTTGAAAAAAACTATGATCTTCTTTTTTACTAAATCTCTCTTTATCATGAGGTAAGTGGAAAAAATAAGGACTCTCTGTGTTGATAGCGAAAATTTTAATGTTTAATTTTTTTGCTCTATCTATTATCTCAGTATCCTCAAACCCCCAGCCTTTTATATATGGGTTAAAACCACCTAAGCGTTTAAAGGTTTGCTTAGTGCCAAACAAACATCCACCCATAGCTTTAAGATTAGGTATGCTATAATTCTCCCCTATATAAAACGGGTAAATCGTTTGCTTATCGACAAAACTATCTAAAAATTCGTACAAATTGTCTACATTAACAGGTATTTGATCTTTTACCGTGTACGTAAAATACATACATGTGCCATTATAACCTATACAAATACATTCCGGGACACAGCTAATAGTCTCTATAGCTTTTAACAGATTGGAACAACTAATAACACCATCAACATCTAAAAAACATATATTATCATGAGTTGCATGAGATAGACCGATATTATAACTCTTACTTTTATTGTATATAGCGTCATTATAAACAAACACGTACTTAACATCTTTTTCTTCTTGTAACATTTTAAAATGCTGCTCCGCATCATCTTCTACAAAAACAAACTCTGTCCCCGAGGGAGATATACGCCTATAATAATCAAATGTCATTAACAAATTTTTAACACGTTCCTCCGTGTCTTTTCGTATATGTATAATATATGTTAACATAATTTTAACTCCACGTATTAATATAATCTTTTAAATCATTTTTTGTCATATTAAGTATTTTTAAATATTCATTTTCATTATTCTGATACGCCGAGTGCATATGTTCTTTATTTTTGGTTGTTACACTTACATGGGGCAAATGAAACAAATACGGTTTATCTGTATTAATATAATAAATTGCGACACCTAGTTTATTAGCTCTTCTTATAATCTCGTTATCTTCGTACCCCCAGCCGTTGAAATTAGGATTAAATCCACCGATGCTTTGAAACACTTCTTTATTCCCGAACAAAGAACCTCCAACTGCCTTAAGATTAGCAACATGATAATGTTCATTAGTGTAAAGGGGTGTTATTTTATTCTTATCAATAAAACTGTCTAACCAATCGTAAAGCTCAATATTTAAATTATTCCGAGTTATCTGTCTTTTTACGCTATAATCAAAGTAAAAACATGTACCATTATAACCTATACATATCCCACCCGTTTCATTTACAGTTTTTAAAGACTGTTTTAAATTTACATCACTAATAATACAGTCGATATCTATAAAACAAATCATACTTTCTTTACATTTTGAAAGACCGTAATTATAACCCGCACATTTGTTGTATGAGCCAGTATTATGTATATAATAATATTCCACATCTCTTTCAATTGAAAGATATTCAAAATTCTTTACGCTATCATCTTCAACAACTACAAACTTGCAACCAGGAGCAATTTTACGATAATATGATAAAACCAAAGAAAGATTAGCAACTCTTTCATCCGTGTCTTTGCGTATATGAGCAATAAACGTAACCATATATTAGTTAAACATGTGAACTACCAGTAGGCTAAAGACCTACTGGCTTCAGGGTATATATTCTACCTGTCTTTTTAGACATCTCAACGCTTGTGCCCTTTAAAGATTTCTCCTTAACAGGTCTTATTTTTGCTCCATGCCTGTAATCGACAGTTCCTGCCGATGAACATCCATAGTATGTTCTTTTTGCCTTTGATATACTTGGTATCAGCATCCAAAAAGAAGACAATGTCTTTTTTGCTACGCCACTGAAAGGTCTTTTTATATAATTTAAAATATCTATTTCCATTGAAGGGGTTATTTTAAATTATCTTTTTTATTTATCTTTTGCAAGGCTGAGTTTCATCCGAGTGACTAAAGATCACTCAGCTTTCACTCAGTCCTGAAATGTAAAAATTTAAATTCTTCTATTATTTGACTTCCCCGTCATTCTCTCTTAATATTTTAGTTGCTGTGTTATTCATTTATTTAGTGAATTTGTTTGTTATATTAATATTCCCATACATTAATAACACCTCTTTAAAATGTTTATATTTTTGCTCATAAGCGTGAACATAGCTTATATTATTATGTGTACCTCCAAAATCAATACCCGTATCTTCTTTTGACGGATCAAATTTATTACTATACCAACTCATCCCTTCTAGATGAAGATAATATTCTCCCTGTAAATCTACATTACCGATTTTTAATTCTGCATTTTTAACGTCTTCAAAAAATGTTGATCCGATATCATAAATTTTATCTGTCTTAAAACTTTCTTTCATTTTTGTCTCGTTAAAAAAACGAATATCGTTTAACTTAATTTGCTCAACATCAATAAAACAATGCCACGGATTTACACGTTTATATATCCTCTTACCACCTCTATCGCCTTCGATTTTACCCATTAGCGCAAGATTCAAGTCCTTAAACTGTTTAAAGATGTTGTTATGATCTTTTAAAAAAATAACATCTGTATCAACGAGAAGAGCGTATTTAGTCTCACAGAGCTCTAAAGCTTTATTAACACCGTCTCCGTGCGTACCACCTTTTATACGCGTAAACGGTATTTTATTTTCAGTTAAGAGTAAGCTAGTCTTCTCGTCAGTAGAGTTATCGATTAGGACGATTCTCTGTGCTCTCTTATGAGTAGACATAAAAGAGCGTAACATAGTCAATGTGATATCAGGCGTATTATACGAGCACGTAATAAGTGTTAAGTCGTGCATGCTATTTTTTAAGTTTTTTAAGATAGCTAATTACATCTTGTTGAGAGGTGTGACGTGCTTCAGCTGGGTAGTGACCGTTCTTTTGCTTGTACCGTTCAGCGTTCTCTCGAACGTTATTAAGCCATGATTCTGTATTCTTTGATGTTGAACTATTCTTAATAGCGCTTTGCTGTGGCTCGATAAATTTATGACTATCGTGTATATCTGCAAACCACCAAAAAGGTGGGTGATACCCAGCTTTAATGATACTATATGTATGATCTACATGATCCCATGCATTAAAAAATTGCTCATCTATAACCCCGACGAGATCGAGAATTTTTTTAGTGTAAAAGGAAAACGTACCAGTGACGTGTTCGTATAAAGCAAGTTTACAGCTTTTATAATCTACAATTAATTTTGGGCTCGGTTCGGTCTTCTCCTCGAGTAAGTGTCTATTATGCAGATCAAAATTTTGAATTGACTGTTTTCTATTGAACGGTGAGCCCGGACCGTAGTTAAAATGCTGTATACCGCTTATATTACATAAATCTATATACGTTTGAAAAACTAACGGGTCTATTATTTTCATATCATCCTCAATAAGGAAGATATAATCACAATTGTTGCTCAGTAAATATTTTAAAGCTTTATTTTTTGATTTTGCGACACCAAGATTTCTTTCATTCTCTATCAACTCACCTTTGAGCAAATCAAAATCAGTCAGAGACTTACCGTCATTTATAATTACAAGTTCATCGATGTCACTACAAACAGACAAAGACTCAATTAAGTTTTTAAGGTATTCAAGCCTGTCACACGTGATAACTCCGACTCCTATTTTTTCACTACTCATCTTTATTAGCTTTCTTATGAGCTTTAAGTGCATCTTTTAAATTTTCAAAACTATCTTGTGCTTTGATATGTGGTACTGTCTGGTATTTATACTGAAACCAACCTGCTGATATTTCATCGTAAACATGCTTAGTAACCCCTGCTACATTATCAACAGCCGCCCCAAACACCCATGGTGCTTTATCAACACTGAGATCAGGGTACAAAGAAGTTTTTGAGAGCCTATACGCATAATCCCCTACACTGCAATTATCCGTAAATCTGACATCAAAATAACCAATCTCAGCAATCGCTTTTCTTGAAATACACTCTAAAATTATTTTTTGCTCGTTTATTGTACTTACATCTATTTTCGCTGTACCGTAATCTATACTTGTAACTGGCTGTAGTTTACCAGTCAAATACTGTATACCTGTAGCTTTTAAAGTGCTAATACAGCTTTGTGCGTACTCTTCTATCTCTTGTTCAGATAAAATACGTAATTCTGTTTTATTATTGTAGAGTACAGCGTAATCAAAATCAGTATCATACATAAAGCTTCTCAAAAAAGAATTTTTTTGAGAAGTCTGTTTTTTATTGTTTTCGTATTGAAATATACTAAAATTTTTCATATTGAGTTGTTGTGAATTTCTATTGTTTTTGTATACACTTTATCTTTTATACCGCTAATATCCATCAACTGTATAAATTCATTTATTGCACTCGGTATATCTACTCCAACCGCATTAAAGGTACTAAGATCTTGATGTATAACTTCTTGGCTGTTAAAATCTACTCGCATATCTCGTGGCGATTTTTGCGTTATTTTTGTCTTAATAACATCTAAAATCTTTTCATCTATTTGTGTATTTACTACGAGATTAATAAAATTACCATTTAAATCTTTAAAAAAGTCTTCTAAATTTTCTTTATGTTCAATAATATCAGACAATAATATTTTCTTATGTACAGGCGCCGTGTCGTACGAAACGAATTCCGTATTCATACTGTCTGTGTCTAGTATTGTAATACCTCTTTCTTGCTCTCTATCTCCAAAATCCATCTGAAACGGCGAACCGAGATATAAAATGCTCGAATCATTTTCATAAATTTTATGTTGTCTTGTATGAAAATGACCCGTAATAACCTGTTTATATTTTTGTATTAGTTTTTCTGAATCTTCTCCGTGATCACAAACTTTAAAAGAATTCATTTTGAAATTCACTATATCAAAATGACCAAATAAAATATCTCCTCCAGGTAGGGTATCTATATCGATACCCCAAGGGCAAAATGTGTAAGTTTTATTCTTAGAGGTTACCGTAGTCGGTTTATCGAAAATTTTTACATTACTCCACTCTTTAAATGGTTCTAGAGAGTGCACGTTGCTGTTGTCTCTGAAATAACAGCAATGATTACCTGGTAACATATATACATTAAAATTTTTAAATTTCTTTAAAAATTCTACCCCACAGCTTAATGAAGTTTGTTCGATTTGATGTCTTGTATGAAAAAAATCACCACAAAATACTACATCCTTGATATTGTTTTTATTAAGCTCTTCAATAAACCAATCTCCGAAATCTAAAGCAATTTTATGCCACGTAGAAGAATCTTTATGAACACCTATATGTAGATCAGAAAATAAAGCTATCTTGTCAGAAACAAACATATTTACTCTTCATCTACTGTATAATCTTGCTCGTTATTTGAATCGTACGAATCATCATCTCCACCTGAATTTCTAGTATTTTTTCTTGTAGGTATTTGATTGTTTTCAGTTAGAAGATTAAACACCTCTTCTTGATACCTATGAAGCGTTTCATATTCTTTCTTTTCTTTCTTAATACGGTTTTGAAAAGCTCTGTATGCAACTTTTGTAAAATATGAAAACGGGTTATACCCACTGTTACATTTAAACCTCTTTCGAGTTAATGCCGTTATCATTTTTATAACTGCATCTCCTATCATCTCTGTTTTAAAAGAGTAATTAATAAAATTTTGAGCGTATCCTAACCTTGTAGCTATCTTTTGTACCATATCAGCAAGATCAGAACTCAATTTACCAGAAACATAATATTCTTCAATTAGTTTTTCCATTTGTAACGGATCAACATAATTTTCTTTCAATTCTTCTTTAGTTCTTCGAACTCTTTTCTTTGGCTTATCAATTACATCGTTAAAACTATCATCTAAACCATCTAGATTGTCATCAACATCTTTAGCGCTTTTTTTAGTGATCATAAAAATACAATTGGAGTGTACTGACATTTATTAATAAATCAAGCTTCATAAATATCTTTTACAGTATATTTTATAGACTCACTACTATAAAGCTCTAAACGTTCTCGCATATGAGATAACGCGTACTTTAAATTATCTGCTATATCTATAATGTAAGCTGTTTTTTTACTTGCGTGTAAACGAAGACTTCTACCTATAGACTGTATAATTTTAATTTTAGCTTTACCAATAGATGCGAAAACTACATAATGTAAATTACGTATATTAACACCGGTACTAAAAATACGGGATATAGCTACACATACTACGTTATCGCTGGTCTCCATTATTTGTCGTATTTTTTCTCTCTCTTCTATCTCTACTGAACCCTGTACAAAAAATACCTGACGGTCTTTTAATTCTGATAAAACTTTTAAAAGCACTTCTCCGTGATTGATTCTATCTACCATTATCAGTATGTTTTTCTCAACCTTCGATACTAATTTAAGTATTGTTTCGTTTCTAAATTTATTTTCTTGTAAAAATGTAATCTCTTCCTCGTATTCAGCTGTGGGACTTGCAGCTGTTGCCGGTGTAAATTTCGGTAATACTCTATGATTTACGCATATCACACCAACATTTACCTGTGTAATATATTTTTGATTTCTTAAATCTACAGATTTTTTAGCGTATACAACCTTACCTAAATTACCTATAATGCTCCATTTATCTATTTGATCAACAGGCATTGTACCTGTAAAACCATAACGAAATATTGCTGGTATTGATTTTACTATTTTATTAATAGTATTTGAAGCCTTACATTTATGTACTTCATCAATGATCAAAATATCAATATCTTTAAGTACAGAGATATCCTGTTTTTTTGAAAGCAAAATTTGACTGTTAGCTATTATAATGCTTTTTGAAAAGTCTGGCGTATGAGAACCAGTCCATCTAGTAATTTCGTCTTCGGGTATTCCGTACTCTATAAAATCTCCATACGTTTGCTGCACGAGCTGTATATCTGGTACAAGTATTAGGGCTTTTTGTTTAACACTGAATTGTGCTTGTATAGATCTACAGAGTGTAGAAATAACAATTGTCTTACCTGCAGATGTAGGTAAGAGTACAATACCTGAACCATAATTTAAACATTCTCTAATCGATTCTTCTTGATAATCCCTAAGAGGTATATTTAATTGCTGTATTACGTCTTGTAACTGCGGTATCGTTGTTTTCTGTCTGAAGAGATCGGTGTACGTTATCTGTACACTCGTACCAGATAGTTGTAAATTGTGTAAATAAGTCTCAATTTCGCAAAGTAAACGCGGCTCAAATCTACCTTGTGGTGTTATAGCGTACTTTCTTGTAGCGGGTCTATAACCCACAGAAAACCTACGCTTAAAAACTTGTTGCTTATCTTCTACAGAAAAATACTCTCTTATATTAGGTAAATAGTCTGATACTATCAAACCTTTACTTCTCGAAACATCGTAATCTATAAGTATTTTCACCATACTTAGGTGGTTTCCAGTTGTATTATCTTTATAATGTTCGAAATATCATACGATATACTTCGAAAATTTGCTTCAATTTTTAGTAAATATTCTACAAGCAGTTCATTTTCTGTTACCTGTTCATCTATTTTCTGTATTACAGGGTGCTCATCAACTGCACTATCCATAGTTTTAACTGTTAATCCTACAGGCGAATCTTGCTGTATTTTGTCAATAATTTTCTGTCTCGCCTGCTTTCTAAGTTTTTTAAGTTTTAAAATTTCTTGCTTATGAAACATTAATCTCGAGACCCAATAATGTCTTGCAACAGGTAATCCCATCTGTACCTCCTTCATGTTAAATTCATCAACATTAACCTGTTTAGCTATATCTTCATGATACTTTTCAAACAAAGATTTAGTTTTTACTTCGATATTATTCAGCTCACTCTCTATCACAATAACAATAATAAAACAATCTCTATACAAATCAACGTATTTCGTATAAATAAAGATATTATAATGAATTTTAATGAACTAGTAATTCAAGTTATTGAGTCTGGAAACGTCGCAGGCGGGTCAGATAGTGTGTACGGTTCTGGTGCAGGTAGTAACAGTTCTGCGTTTTCAAGTGACTTGATATACAACCCTAACGACGCTCGTATACCTAAGGGTAGTTACCCTATTACAAGACGTGAGCTTATTACTAGTAATAAGCTCAATAAGAGAAAGAAAAAGTAGAGATGGATACAGGTCACTGGTTGCTTGATCCTGGAGTCGTATTTAGCGAAGATACTTTTGGATTCATATACATAATAACCAACAGGGTTAATAGTAAGAAATACATCGGTAAAAAGCAATGTGGTCGTAAAGTTAAACGCAAGCCGCTTAAAGGTAAAACTCGTAATAGAATTGATCATAAAGAATCAGACTGGAAGACGTATACTTCCTCTTCTAATGAAATAAATAAAGATATCGAAAAAGACGGTAAGAATAATTTCGAGTTTCGCATTCTTAAAACGTGCGGTTCCAAGTGGGAGCTTGCTTATTATGAAGCCAAGCTTCAATTTGACAATGAGGTCTTATTAAATGAGAATTTTTATAACGGTATAATAAATTTACGAATAGGCACTCCACCGAAGTACATATTGGACGCTAGTGCCCAGAGGCATAAATAACATAAAGATATGGCTAACTCGAAAAAAATGACCGTAACCCCTGTTAGTCGATGTCTTTATTGTAATTCCGTAAGCTTTGGTAAAGGTTGCAGATTTGCTCCTAAGGGGGTTCACTTTCACGCCGGGGATACAAAAAAATGTTCATACTGCGGGTCTACAAGCTTCGGTAAAGGGTGTAAACTTAATCCGTTTGGAGATTTACATATACACGGTATACCATATAATAATATGATATCTGAAACAATAAATGATAATATGCGTAACAAAATTTTACTTAACGAACTAGTCAAAGATATACAGAACTATAAAGCTTATGATCTGGGCATAATTGACATAAGCGGCAATAAGGTGAGAGAGCCTGTAACCGAGGAAGAGAAAGCTTCATATACCCAATTAACAAAAACTCTCTTACGCATAAAGCGTCATCTAGGAAGTAAAGCTGAATTAATCTTTAATACTTCTTTGCTTGAAGGTGCCGTGTGCGAGGAGTATAATCCAAATACGCACAAAAAGCTTCTTGAGTTTAAAAGTAACGTTAAACATAAATTTAATGATATTTTTGAACTTATTGATAAAGCTCTAAGTGACGGTATTACACTCGAACAAATAGATGCTACCTTTCAAGAATAATATTTACAAAGAATATCCTGCTACAAGAATATGTACTATAGATTACTACCCTGTAATCTTAGAGTCCATTAAAGAATCGTACGAGACGTGTCGTCAACTCGGCTTGACAGGTAGTCACTGGACTAAACACACATCTGACATAACTAAGCTATTCTTACATCATACACTTAATAGCTTGTGTGACAAGTATACGGAATGTAATTCTGTCTTTCGCAAAGTATACATAGTGTATCCTGTAAATACAGATACTAATACTACTAGATTTATTAATAATTACTTACAGAAGATATTAAGAATATGCCCGTTTCCGTGGTGTAAGGTACCGTCTTTATCTAGCCCGGAAATAGAATCTGCAGCTGTAAGAGCAGCTGATAAACATAAGAGCAATTACTCAAGAACATTTAATTTTACAAAAAACAATAGCTTACATGCGTTTACAAAAAAAATGCAAAAAAAACGCATATTTTCAAACTCTATAGTTGATTTTTCACGGGCGCACGATTAAGTCTTTTAAAGCTTTTAGAGCCCCAGAACAAGTGTTTTTTTTTCGTTTACGAAAAGATACACAATCTCTAAATTCTCTAAAGATTCTTTTTGCACTTTTCGTGCTCCAAATACCCTCAAAGGCATAAATAAATACATGAACAAATTTGATTCTATCATAAGTGATCTGTGTGAAGCTAATGGTTTCCCTAATCAGCAACAAAGCACTACTACAAATACTACTACAAATACTAATCAACAGCAGCAAAGCACAGGTACTAATAACACTAATACCAATCAACCGCAAAATACTGGTACAAATCAACAGCAACAGAACACTAATACAAATCAGCAACAACAAAATACTAATCAACAGCAAAAAATTGATTTACAGAAGCTAATGACCGATTTTAACAATAATACTCTCAGTATTAAGAACGTAAAAGATTTTGAAAAATACGGTCTTAAGGCAAGTTGATTACGTTAATAAATAATCTATAATCGCTGTTACATGAAAGCAGCAAAAAAAATAGACAACAAAGCATACTCTGTAAAATTAACAGAAAAGCAAGCTAACCTCTTGATTGAAACATTATTGTTTGCAAGCTCTGTAAATATAGGCTCTGAATGGTCTGATGACGATAAGACAGAGCTTGTTGATCTAGCAGTTATAGTAAAAAATACTATAGGTGAAGGTGATCTATCTCTTAAAAATTTGACTTTTTATGATGATGAAGAGCTGTGTGAACCATGGACTTCTAAAATACAGCAAAATTTTGAAATAGAGCATTTCGAAATTAAAACATTAGAGAGTATTTGATACTATGTACCAATCAACAAAGATAATTGAGTTAGGTTCATGTGCTTTTCGTCAATGGAGAGCAGAAGGAACTCGTTGCAAATACCTTCACGGGTATAGATTGATGGCTAAATTTTGGTTTGAATGCTCAGAACTAGATCACCGCAATTGGTGTGTTAATTTTGGAGGTCTTAAGGAGCTTAAACAAATTCTTCAAACCCAATTTGATCATACCCTCGTTCTTGCGGTAGATGATCCTCTTCTTACGCACTTTCGAGAAATACATGAGCGGGGTGGTTGCGATCTTCGTGTAATGGATGGAGTAGGTATAGAGAAGACAGCAGAGTGGTGCTTTAAGACTGCTCGTTTGTTTTTAGAATCAAACGAAGAAACCTATAAAAGATGCTGGGTTTCTAGAGTAGAAGTTTGGGAACACGAGCAAAACAGTGCAATTTATACAGAATAAAAATTATGAATATTTTTAATTTTCTTATATTCCTCAACAGAGATATATTCAAAGCTTAGTTTATCGCCTTTTTTAAAATGATGTTTAACGCGATTCTTAGCTATTTTTTTAATAATAATAAAACCATTTAATTTCATTTCGTATAATGAGGGTGACGGGTACAGACCTATTTGACGTATATCACCCTCCGATAGAAAAAGTATTGTCTTGAATAATGAGAATAGTATATTAAAATACACTGATGGAAATTAAAAATACCCTATCAATTTCAGAGCACTTTTACTCTATTCAATGCGAAGGAGCATCCACAGGTTACCCTGCGTATTTTATACGGCTTAAAGGTTGTAATCTTAGCTGCGGTCTCACGACGCAGCACTTGCTAAGTGTAAAAAATGCAGGGAGAAATAATACGGACTCTGGTTCATTTGTCGGAGATTTACACGAACAAGGATCTGCAACATGGACTTGTGATACTGCTCCAATTTGGCTGTTTGGAGACAGACTTAATCATGATGACTTGATTAATAGTTGGAAGAAAAACGGCTTGCTCGATTGGATTAGGCAAGGGAGAATTCATCTGATCTGGTCGGGCGGGGAACCAACTATACCTAAGCATCAAAAGGCAATCATTGATTTTTTAGATTATCTTCATGCTGACGACAAACTACCACAAACATACAACGAAATTGAAACAAACGGTACCTTTTATTTAGAAGAACGTCTGTTCAATTGGTTACAACAAATTAACTGCTCGGTTAAACTTGCTAATTCAGGAATGGAACAAAACAAAAGAATAGTTCCAGAAGCTCTCAAAAGGATTATGGAACATCCTAATTTTTGGTTTAAGTTTGTTATTTCAAGCGAAGATGATCTTAGAGAGATTATTAAGGACTTTATCGAACCTTTTAATATACCGTGGAATAGAATCTTGATGATGCCTGGTTTGGATAGTCAAGTAAACTTTCACGAAAGAACACGCTTTGTCTTAGAAATGGCTAAAAAATACGGTTATATTGGTCTTACAAGACTCCATGTATCAGCTTGGGATAAAACAACCGGAGTTTAGAGAATATCGGATTGTATGGATAAACACTCTCTTGCTTTACGTGTATGAAAAAACTAGAAAAAACGTTTACAAAAAAAGGCTTTATATACAAGCAAATAAGCCGTGTAGGTAACAAGGCAATATATACTCAAAAAAGAGATGATTCCCAGAGTGTTGTAACACGTTACGAGGTCATTGTTATCAAGTCTCATGATGGTTACGAGATCGCAGGTAATAAGATACCTGCTGGAGAAGTATACCCGAGCTCCACTCAGTGGGGTACACAAGGATGGACATATGTGGATTTACAGGGTGCGGAGAATAAGTTTAAAAAGCTTAAAGAATAGTCATGCCTGTAAAGAAAAAACAAACTAAAACAAAAAAACAAGTACAACCAAAAAACCCATTTGTAGATGTTACGTGTATTTTATCTGGAACAAATGATAAGATAAAGTATCTGCAACTAGCTAAGCAAGCTAGTAAATTAAAATTTGACTCAGTTGAAAGTTATGTGAAATATTACGTAACTAGAGAGTGTATCTTATTATTAAGACAAGGTTATACTGAAAAACAAATAAGAGATAAGTATGAGTGTGCAGATAAGACGCAAGTACCACTCAGTGTGCTTAAGTTATATGTTAAGAAGTTTAAAAATAGAGCTAAGATAGAAAAGCTTGAAAAGAGAAAAGAAGTACAAGAGTATATTAAGCAACAGGTAGGAGCTTATATAGTTAAACCTCATATTCGTAATTATATTGACCTAACTAGCCCCGGTCAAGTAGCAGAATTAACTAAGAGTTCATGTCTTCGACCAGATATATATCTTAATAACGGTAAAGCATGTAATGGTTGTCATATTTATAAATTGTGCAAGTGTGCAGCTCGTAAGTGGAATGATAAGCTAGATGAACCCGTACCAGTAAAAAAGAAGAAAAAATGATAGAGTCTGCTCTGAAAGAGCTTGAAATTTTCAATCAAATTACGTTTGTAGAGAGTGTTCATAAATATTACATTAATAATGAACCGTCTGCACCAGTGTCTGTAACGGGGTTTATCAGTAAGTTTAAGCCTAAGTTCGATGAGGATAAATGGGCAAGAATAAAGGCAAAGAAGCTTGGGATCTCTATAGATGAGATGAAATTTATATGGAGTGAAAAAAATCTATTCTCTACAACTCTCGGTACATGTTTTCATAAGATGGTAGAAAGCATCTACACAGGGGTGAAATGGGATGTTAATAGACAGGAGCTTCAAACGTCTCTTGGAGATAGTTTATATGAGGATCTAAAGACATTGTTACCGGTTTTTATAGAGCAGTTTAAAGTGTTTTATAGAGACACAAAAAAGACATTTACAGTTGTTAAAAACGAGTTAGTTATTGGAGATTTAAACAACACAAGGATATGTGGTACTATGGATATGTTAGTGTATAATAACCATAGTAAGCAGTACGAGATATATGATTTTAAAACAAATAAGGATATCACGTATAACAGTGTATATAAAGAAAGATACAATACACCTTTAGATACTTTGGAGGTATGTGAGTTTAATACATACTCATTGCAGCTTTCATTCTACAGGTATATTATTGAAAAATATACCAGTTTAAAAATAGGTGCACTATATATAGTGTGGTTTGATAGAGCTAAAAATATACCAGAGGTAATTAAAGTTAAAGATTATACTGGCTATATAAAAATGTTGCTTGAAAGATATAAGTCTACGGAGCTACTGGTCAGATAATCGTAGTAGAGTCTTAATACACTCGTGGCGTATCTCTTGATTTGTTATACTTGAAATTGTAGCTGTTTATATCAGGTGTGAGAATTTTTAATCTTAGATTTAAGTTCTTCTAATTCGGTTTTTAATTCTTTTACCGCCTCGATAAGTAGAGCTGTTATTTGGTTGTAGTGTACACCTTTTACAGGCTCTCCGTTACTCGTATCAGTAAATACAAGCTCAGGTACAATTTTTTCTACATCTTGAGCTATAACACCAATATTTTTTTGTGCAAAAGGTTCATTTTTATAGTTGTAGAAAACACCATTTAGGTTCAATGTTTTTTCAAGTGCATTTGTAATAGGAGCTATATTAGTCTTGTAATTTTTATCAGATATAATAACCGCTAAAGTACCGTTACTATCTACCCCGATAGATCTCGTTCCTGTACCTGCAAGTTGAGGTATTGTAACTGTGTTTGTATTATTGTTAATATATATAGATGTTCCTATTACAGTTGCTCCGCTTATATTTGATGATGCTATACCGCTAATATTAGTTGTTATTTCTCCTAAATAAACACTTCCGTAAGATGTAAATACTCTCAATTGAGAAAACATAATTTTAGCTTGATTATTAGATATAATAACGTAAACATAGACAGTTCGATTCTGTAAACTGCTCGGCTTTGAATCAACCCAAAGGCTAGAGTTGTTCATATCACTTGAGCTTGTAGACATTATATATTCCCTACCTTTTATAAATACAGACGTATCTGAGTTATATACAATAAAACCGGTTGCAGATTGAAGACTCAGAGCCTCGAGGCCAGTGGCTCCTGAGCCACCATCCCAATACGCTAGCCCATCGTACACTGTGGTTGATCCTATCAGTCTGCCGGCGAGTATTTGATCATAGCAACCGGTTATTCTTGTGTTTATATCAGCTATAGTGGTTCTATTTCTATACGACATGGTGATCGTAGCGTAGTTGTTTGAGTGACCAAACATTACGTGCGGTCCAAATGTCGGATGTATACCAGTCTGCACCTGATGCCACCAACCGTGCCGTACCCCGGTATTGGCCCAGTTAGTTATATTGTTTTGCGCGGTGTTTGTTTTTATAGCATATACTCTATGTATATATCCTTCAGTTAGGGGTAACTCAAAAATTACATAAATAGAACCATCAGTTGCAAAATAAATACCGGCAGATTGATAAGCATTGTCGGTAATAATAGAGTCATTAATACCAGCTCCCGTTGATGTTTCAAGCTGTCTTTTTGTACCTACCCAGGTCATAGCGCCTGTACCAGGAGTTAATTGTAATAAGGAACAATATGATCTATTTTCACCTGTCTTTGCGTACGTAAACGTGTGTAAGAAAATATTACCTGTTAAATGATATAGATAAGAACCTCTATTAGTAAAAGCCGGACCAGTGTAATCTACATCAGCGGTAAGAAGATTATCGAGTTTCGTTGCCCAGTCAGATGGCAGTGTTGCCATATTATCTGTGGTAATTATCATCGTATCACCGTTCCATTCAGAAAATACTCTAGTCGAAGAATTATACCTTTTAATTCTCATTGTACCGTCACTCCGAACAACGCTTACGGCTGGTCTTAGATAGTCGGTTATTGTCGTGTCTTGAGTTATTGTAGACGGTACTTCTAGGGCGTTATTAATTCCGCCAAGTATATTTCTTCTACTAGCTATATTACCTATATTACTAATTGTCCATTTTTGACTACCTGTAGTTTCGTTCGGCTGCTTAGAGTATGCAAGAGATCTAATTTTATTTGGAGATATAAAGTAACCGTTTATGAGCTGTTTGCCTAGCAAAGAAGCGTCTGTTGGTACACTCCAGATCATATTGTTTTGAGTGTGTGGGCTATTCGTTGCATGAAACGGTCTTCTTAAGACATCTTCCCAGGTGCTTCCGTTGTTTATGGAATCCGTTCGGACGCCGTACTGTACTACAGATGCACCCCACTCCTTATACGTCGTAACTACTACATCGCTATTAGGAGACTTGCGTTGAAAGAATTTCCAACCTGCCCACCAATTTGCGCCAGCTGTACCCGGTACATGGGAATGCAGTGAAAAGAACGGAGAGACCCAGCTACCAGTATCTTGCATATTAAACCTGTGAGGGAATGCATATTCTTCGGTGAATGTACTTGTACTTGTATTGTACGTAAAGACAGAATTATAGTTACAGGATGTATCCCAGGTAACCCCATCTATATAAAATGAGCATAAATCTGATATTAATAAGCTGTTACCATTTAAGCTGTATCTTAAATTTGCGCGTTGTACTTCAGTGAAGTTTACTGTAAAACCGTAAATTGTAAAACCGGGATCAGTATGTGTTAACTCTACATTAAAATCAGTAGTAGCTGCACCACCGGGTAAGACTGTCTGACCAACAACACCAACTCGCTTAGTGTATGTAGCCATTAAGGCAGAGTCAGATTTTCTATAAAACCTATAGATAAGCTCTTTACGCTCTCTACCCTTGTTAGGTTCCGCAGTAGTATTATAAAACGCGGCAGATTTAAACACTGTTAACCACCAGTCAAGCTCTTTACAGTAAACAATAGACCCTAAGGATATGTTTATATTTGTCGTAGCTGCTAGAGTTGTTACATTATCAAACGTATGGAAGAACGGGTTCATTGTACCGTTTATATGAACCCAGTAATATTTATCTGCTGCACCTGCTGTGCTCTTTATTAAGCAATAAAATCCGTGTTCATTACCGTCAATAATAGTACTAACAAATTCAGTGCTCAGTAAAAACGACGGACGGTATTCGTTATCTGTGTTTTTTAAGCCTGTTAAATTCTTATCTGATGCTGTTGCAAAATATTGTTTCTCCGTCAAACCGTCAGAAGACCCGCCTCTGAGACCTACCACAGAACCGTCTCGTTCGAGTATAAAATACGGAGAAGAGTAATAACTTGATTGAGGTCCTTCAAAGCTGCCTTTTATGTCTACATCTATGTATGTTTGTTCCCCTACCCTCGAAACATCTATATTAGAACCTTTTGCTAATTTTGAATTAACTTCATTCCATGTTGAAGATAACCCGTTTACTGTTGTGTAGGTATTTTGCCAATTCGAAGATAACCCGTTTACTGTTGTGCAGGTATTTTGCCAGTTACTAGATAGATTTTTAAAGTTCGTGTATGTATTTTGCCAATTCGAAGATAACCCGTTTACTGTTGTGTAGGTATTTTGCCAGTTACTTGACAAATCTTTATAATTTGTATACGGGTTCAATAGTGCAGTACCAAAAATTTTTACGTTAGTAAGAGTTCCTGCACTAGATATTCTAGAAACTGGTAAAGTATCATTGTCTTGCAATGTTCCGCCGTCTATTAAACTTGAAATTGTAGCCATTTATATGTTATTTATACACTATATTGGCTAGTACCCCATATACAAAAATGCTTGTTATATATACAGGTAAAATTAATAAACTCGGAACAGTTAAACAGATACAGATAGTTACAGTAACCCAAAAACTTAAACACAACGGACAAGATATAAGTTTAATAAGAAACAACACTATACGGTTATTTTTTGATATTTCATTTCTCTCTATAAACAAATACTGAGGAAACGTTATCTCGGGTGGTAATTCTTCAAATTTTTTAAAATATCTACCAAAACCTAAAAGCTTACAGTACTCATAGAATGCGTGAGTGTTAAACCATAAAAAATTTAAAGCTGTTACTGTAGTTGTAGCAATAAAAAAATCAATAAACGACATAAATATAAGTATAATTAATTATGAATTTTGAAGATCTCTACTCTCGTTTGTTTGTAAAAGAAGCTCAACAACCTGAAGAACAAGGTGATGTTGCTCCTGAAATGAATTATGATGATCTATCTGATGAAACAGATTTTGATGAAATAGAGGATAATACCCCTACTCCAGACAAATACGATGTTGAACCAATGCCTATTCCAAAAAATACGAGTAACAGCGTTAACGATTTACAGGGATATGTTGATAAGCTTCAAGAATTTTTAAAGGTGTTAAATGGCACTAGTGGAGATTCTTTGCAAAAATTTGTTATTAGCGCTGAAAGACAAAATAGCTTGCTTCAGGGTATAGCTGATGACACAGCTGACGATATTACTAAACTTGCTGGTCAATTAGCGACTCTTGTACAAACTCTTAACGGGTTTGTTAACATGGCTGAGAGACGCAAGAGAGAGTTAGCAGTAGCTGCTAGCCAAGTTTAAGATTTAGTATAAACTATACGAGTGGAATTACCGCTCGATTTTGTAATACAGCATCTTTATACGTACTGCAAGAGACCTACGTATAAGAAGAATGATGGGTCGTATAATGCAGAGTGTTGTGTGTGTAATGAAGGTGCTTCGAGTGGGTCAAAAAGACGTTTATTTTATTTTCCGTCTGAAAGATATTTTTATTGTTTTAACTGCACTCGTTCGTGGAATGAAATTACCTGGTTACAGGAAGTAACTAAAAAATCTGCATCTGAATTACTAAGAGAAGCAAAAGATTTTATACCAGATATACATGTATCAAAGCAAAAGGATGAACAACCTTTTGTCTCGCCGTCTTGTACACAGATACCAGTTATACCAGAAGATTCAATAGATATATTAGATGATAAGCAGTGTTCATTTTACAATGATGTACCTGTTATTAGAGATCTTATAATAAAGGCAGATAGTTATTGCTGTAAGAGGAGACTGAAATCTGCTATTAATAAACCTAAATCCTTGTTTGTGTCACCTAAAGATTATGTACACGCAAATAGGTTAGTTATACCGTTTTACGGGGAATCTAATAAGATAGAGTCGTATCAGAGTAGAGCGTTACTCGAGAATACACACCCTAAGTATTTAACAAAGTACGGCGAAAAATGTTTTTACGGTGAAAATAGTATACAGATAGATATACCTTATCTTTTTATATTAGAAGGACCGATAGATACGATGTTCGTACAAAACGGGTTAGCTATTGGTGGAGCGAAGGTGACTTTAAGACAGAGCTCGTTTTTAGTAAAGCATTTCGATAAAGAGATTATTTATATTTTCGATAACGATAAGGATAACCCTGATATGCAAAAGAATATTTTAAATCACATCGATCAAGGCAAAAGAGTCTTTATATGGCCTAAGGAGTTAAAACAATATAAAGATATTAATGAAGTATGCTGTGCATACGAGCTAGATCATATATCTACAAAGTTCTTGTTAGAGAATTCGTTTAAAGGAATTGAAGCTAGCGTTAAATACAGAACGTCTCTAAAAACGTGAAAGATGAAAATTTATTGCTTTTATAAATTTATCTTTATAATTTGGTATCTTGTTAGGTATCTCTGTAATTTGCTCGTTATTACTTTTTAACCTTTCGTACTCGCTTTTTAACTGCTGAATGAATTTACCAGAAAATGCAATTTGCTTAGGATACCGCAAGCGTGTTACAACCTTCATTGAAGAAGGTTGCTCATGAGTATTTTGTTCAGTGTAGAGCATATTACAACTTTACTCCAGCTGCTTGATTTAGTCCGCCTAGCATATTTGAAAGCTGTTCTTTACCTTGTCCTTCCTTTTTATTAATATGGAGACATAGAGCTTTAAACGCTTCAATAAACTGTTTAGATGTGCTTGTATTCAATCTTTCAATATTCTCTATTGTTAACAGAGGTATACTACCAGTCAAATTTCGTGTACTGGTAATCTGAGCGTTACTTTTATCCTGCACAGTAACTTCATATTCCGTACCCTGTAGATCACCTGTCTCTATGAAAGATATGTATGGATCTTGTGTGTTCGAGTCACTCGGTTTTGCAGATTTTAAAGTAAGAGGAGCTTCAATTTTAGTAAGAGTATTAAAAATAAATTCATCAAATACTTGCTTACTTAGTACCGCTAATGTTAAAAGTTCTTTAACGTAAATACCGTCTACTTCTTCCTCAAGATTTTTTATGTAATTAGTTGACTGAAAACGCACTAAAAGGTATTTAATTGCACTAAAAGGGTTGTAACTCTTTTTGAATACATTTATACCGTCATTTACTCCCGTAGCGTATTTATCAGTTTCAATAAATAAACTTTTTACAAGCCCGTTATAGCTCCCACTATATATTTTTTTGATATTGATTCCGCTCTTTATTTTTCTCGTAACAGAAACACGCTTATTAATAATCTCATATAAAGCAGGTAAAATAAATTTACTTTTATAAGCTTCGTATGCAGCTTGCTGTAAGACATCGCGCTCTCTCTTAGAATCTTTATACGCTTTTCCGACAGGCGGATTAAAAAATGCATAGTCATCAGCAGGGGTTAGTTTCTTTGCATCACTTGTCCAAGTGGTAATTATACTATACGCTGCTGAGTTCGGTGTTATATATTGTGCTTGGGTGTTGTTAAGAAAATCATCTTTTTTAATAACACCTGGCGGCGTAATTAACGGAAACTTATCATTGCTCTTTGTATTGATATCATCATTCCAGTAAAGAGAATATATAAGGTCTTGTAAAGTTATAAAATCTTCATCGACACTATTTTTACTAAAACGTCTTGCTTGAACTGTATATGTAAATGCTTGCTCAAAATCTTTTGCAAAAGTATTTGTATCTCCGATATCAGAATTTTTAAGCTTTTCTTTTACCGCATATAACCAGCTTGTTGTATCCGCTAGAGCTGCAGCTATATCTGCATAATTTGATTCAAGCAATAATACACTCTCAACCAGATCTACAAAAGATATACTCATATATCTTATTATTTAGTCATGTTTTACGAATAAAACGGAGTAATTAAGCTCGGAGTATCCTCTCCGTACATATTACCGTGCTCGTTTATGTAAAGTTTAATTTGATCGAGTCTTGCAAGAGGGTGTTTATCAAGAGTTATTACAGCCGGACAATCACTTAATGGAAAGAATCTACCTGTGCTTTTTTCGTAAGATGTAACGAGAGCTTGAAATATATTATCAATTTCTTGTCTATATTGTAAATCAGTCTCTCTGTTTTTCTTTTCTTCGACCTTTATATCTTTGTGTATAGGTAAATAAAATATAATATCGTAAAGCTTTAAAGACTCTGCTGCAATTGTTTTGCACTCAACAATAAAATTGTCTGATACTTTTTTATTAGCATTGAGCCATAGGGAGTATGCAATATTATCTACAACACAGCGATCATAAACGTTATATTTATTACCGGTTTTTGAAGATTGCTGTACCTCATCGATTAGAGCGTCAAGTATAATTTTTTGACTTTTCTCCGTGCCTTTTTTATTTATTTTAAGCTTTTTTTCTTCGATAATATCTCTATAAGAAGTCTCAGGTTTCTTATACATAGGCCACTGATCAAGAAATCCTTCAATTAAAGTCGACTTACCCACAGACTGGGCACCCATAAACGCAATTCTCATAGTAATAAATTAAGCCGGTAATACGTATTAATCAAATAATCTCTAGTGCTCAACAAAGACTAATTTAATCAGTCGACCTGGATATCAATATCCATGACCTCCGGTTGAATTACAGGAACGGTTACTCGCAAAAGACCGTCCACGTAACTTGAATTTATTTTTTTGATGTTTGTATTTTCGTTGAGTCTAAAAGACATCTGACCACTTCTTTGACTAATGCCTTTCTTGACATACGACGTATCGTCGACCTTTTCGTCCTTTTTAATATTAATATGAAGACGGCCGTCTCTCACTTTTACATCGATATTCTCTTTACCGATGCCTGCGAGAGCTACCTCGATAATATACTCTTTTGGCTCACTGCTATCGTTAAACGTTGTTATCACGTTATACGGATAGACTGCTCCAGGTACGTCGAACGCTCGATCGATTGATTCGAACGCATTTTCAAGCCAACTATCGTTAAACAGAGCTGGAAGTTGGCGTAGAACCCTCTCTGTGGACGAAAAATGTCCAGGTATTAATGTTGTTGTCATAATGTTTATATTTCTCCTTGTTAAAGCGAGTTATAGTTTTATTCTTAGTCTTGTTGAGCACTAGAACAATTTTATTTATTCTAGAAGACATAAAAATACAAAAAAAAATTCCTTTAGGTTGGTAGCCTAAAGGAATTTAGGGTTCGACTCAATTATTAAAGACCTTTGTCTTCAACAAATTTGTATAGTTCTTCAGCTCTTTTAAGAATATCAGCTGTCTTTGGTGTCAATGCTTCGATAGCATCGGCATTATCCAATAACCCTTGTTCGTTACGAACGGTATCTAGCTTGTGATGATATTTATTATATTCATCACTATGAGCCATTTGAAGAACTTCCAAACGAATTTCGTATGCGTTTTTTGCCATAATGTGTGTGTCTCCTTTCTAGGCAACGTGTGTGTTTGCTGAATATAATTATTACGATTCGCACGACTTGCAACTCATTATTGATCTTGCAAGCTCTTGTGCTGGGTTAGCACTACGTTGATAGTATAGACTTTTAATACCTTGCTCCCAGGCAAAAATCATAAGCTCGTTAACTTCTTTTGGCTTAGTACTAGGTGGTATCATAAGATTGAGAGACTGGCCTTGATCAATATACTTCTGTCGAGCTGCAGCTTGAATAATAATTTCTTTTTGAGAAATTTCACCAAATGTTTTAAACACATCTTTTTCTTCTTGGGTAAGAAAATCTAAATGTTGTACTGAACCACCATGAATTAGTATAGACTTCCATACATCATCATTATCTTTGTCTTTTTCTTTTAAAAGATCTTTAAGAAAAGGGTTTCTATATGTAAACTTACCCTTTGCAAGATCTTTAACATAGTAATTACTATTGAGAGGTTCGATACTAGGAGATACTTGACCTAGTATAAAGCTTGAAGATGTGGTAGGTGCAACTGCAAGTGTAGTCGTGTTTCTACGAGTATAATTTGCTGTTTCAGGCATACCATCAAAGATTGGAGCCCGACCGTACATATTTGCTAATTCTTGGGAAGCACTATCCGCTCTTTCTCTAATGTTTTTCCAGATTAAATTATTAAGCATTTTAGCTTCCATAGACTCAAAGCTTATCATTTTTAATTGAAGAAGAGAATGCCAACCGAGAACACCAATTCCAAGAGCGCGTTGATTAATAGCAAATTTACGAGATGCTTCCATGAATCTTACTCCTTCTGTTTTCTCAATAAACTCAGACATGACTGCATCTAAAAAATAAACCATCATTTCTACAGCGTCTGTGTTCTTCCATTCTTCCCATCTCTCGAGATTCATAGACGATAGATCACATACAAATGACTCATCTTTTGAATTACTAAGAAAAATCTCCGAACAATTATGAACAAGTATTTTATTGGCAAAAAAATTCGCCACTCTCTTTACAGTAATGTCATATACTGGCTCTGCGTGTCTATAACGTTTAATTTTTAACATAAAATTTATTTTTTAATAGGAATACAAATGTTGGAAAATCCGGTTAAATGATACTTATCATCCACTATTTGGCTTAGCATATTATAGTATCCTTTTTTACCTAATCCACCGAATCTAAATTTTGCTACACCCTTTAACCATTTAAAATTACGAATTTCCGATAATCTTATCATCTCCGGCCATGATAAGATTCTGCCAAATTCCTTATATGTCTCCACGCCTTTTTCTAGAAAATAGTTATCCTCTAGACCACAATATCTATTATTATTTTTACCAGCTCCTATTTGTTTTCGTGTGATTCTTTCCTCCTCAGAAATTTTTCTACCTTTCGTATGATGTACCCATGTGCCAGACAGGACGTTAGGATGATTAACTGGCACAGAACCTATAATTTTATTCGTATTTCTGTCTTTTACAACAATTGTTCCTTTTCTTGCTTTAGAAATTCTCGTTCTACCCTCTTCTGTTTGCCATCCTTCCGTCTTACGCAAGAATACTGAATGATGCTTTAACCAAGCGTACCCCATACGAATTTTTTTATTTAAAATGTTACTAAATTTACCTTTAAATATATTATTACTGTTGTATCCGTTTAATGTAAGCCTTACAGCTAACATATCTTCTCGCTTTCTATAAATTTTATATCTCAACATATGCAAGAAAATATGCTCTTCAGGTAAAACTTCTACAAGATTGTTAAGTTCATCACTACCCCCAAGGGACCTAGGAATAATGTGATGAACTTCTTGATAAATTGTTTTATTCATTAGTCTTGAATCATTTGAATTTCTTTTTTTTAATCTCGCTCTAGGATTTGTTGTCTTAAAATAAGCTATAAATTGATCATGTATTTTTTTATAATTCATATTTCTGTGCAATGCTTTTATGCACAGAAATATTTATTCTATTCGTCGTTATTTTTTAGGGTTTCGAGTACATCATCTTCTCTCAAATCTTGAGCTTGTACGTATCCTCTGTTTTTAGTGTAAATTTGATGCTCAGGTGTGCATTTAATAACGTTACCGTCTTCGTCTTCAATTTCTATTAAATCGATCGATTCTCCTGTTTGAGCAAACGCTTCAATAGTCGAATATACTTCTTGATTTGTTTCTATATCAAATGATCTCACTTTAACATTAATATACCTCTTCATATAATAACCAAGATCTACAATTGGTATTTCGAGACATTCATCGCCGTTAATAAGAATTTCTATCCTCGTATCACCAGTTACACATAAATTGCTATTATTAATCGTTAAACCTTTATCTTTATAAATTTGAGGTGCTTGGTTATTTGCGTTATCAGTAAAGAAAATATATGGGTAACCTGATTCAAATCGTTTTTTTATTACCTGACCCCAAATTTTACGTGCTTCTTTATCACCGTCTAGCATTTTTTTCATCCAAGAGTCAGATACACATACCCCTATAGACATATCTTGAATCTCATTACCTTCAGAGCGAATCTTTAAGAACTCTTCAATGTCTGGATGATCAATAGGGAGATAGGCAGCGAAAGAACCTCTACGAACATTGCCTTGAGATACTACGTTCATAAGTTTGTTATAAAGCTCCATAAAATGTACAGAACCTGTAGACTCTCCGCCAGAAGAAATAGGTGTACCCCTACCCCTTATATCACCAAAATACGCAGACGTACCGCCGCCGCCAGCAGTCATAGTACCGACTTCAGCAACTTTTTCAAATATACATTCCAAAGTGTCGCAAATATAAGAACCAAAACACGAAATAGGCAACCCGCGCTCTCTACCAAAATTAGACCACACCGGGCTAGATAAAGAATAAAAACCTCTAGACATATACCCTTCAAACTTATCAGCAAACCCTACTATATTGAGGTATTTTTCTGCTGCTTTTGCAATGTCTTTAATTCTTTGTTCCGCTGTCTCTCCTTCTAACAAGTAACCTCGTTCAAGAAATTTACGGGAATCTTTGTTTAGCCAGTATATATCATTATTCATTATGTTTATTTTATATTATTTATCGAGGTTAGCAAGCGCTTCTTTTTTTTCTCACCTAACCACTCAAACTTTATAGAACCACAGTCGTAGATCCTACTATAACCTAACTCTCTCATGATCGTTTTTTCAGTTTTTAATTTATTGTGTCCGTGTGCTACAAGAACATCCTTCCTAAAAACGAACCTGTTGTATCGCCTATTACCACGAACATAAAAATAATTCGGCTTTGTATGGTATAGTTCAGTAAAACCTAATTTACGGTACATAATACCGGTTCCGTACCTCCTATCGCAATAGCTTATAATCTTAACAGGGGCATGCTCGTTGATAAAATATTTAAACAACCTCGACGCACCACCTACAATATTTGTATTTAATACACCACACATTCTCAATAATTCATACTCTCCTTCACTGGCATCGCTACCTAAGTTTATCCTTTGCTTACCAAAAGTAGCAAGCATAACTAAACAGTCTTCATAATAGAGCCCATATCTATATTTTGAAATACAATTTCCCTGTATATGGTTATGCATGAGAAATGTCTTTGCGTCGATTGAATTAACACTTCTAATAGTACAGTTTCTTGCATAAATTTTATTTTCAGTTTTTTTAAACGCATTAAGAATAATACTCTCGCAAATTGAACGTTTCTCCAACCATTCATCTTCAAAAATATGAATTAACCTATAACCCAAGCTATTCATTGCCTCTGTTTTCTTTAAGTGATAATCTTTTTCCTTATAAGACTCACTATGCCAATACAGCCCGTTAAATTCGATACCCGTTTTTATTTCGTGATTGATTATATCAATCTCTTTTACATCTTTAAAACCTCTAAAAGCGCTTTCATATATTATATTTTTTTTATCTAGTAAATCTCTAATTTGTTTCTCGTATGAACTGACCGCAGGTGTACATACAGGGCAAAATCCACCCCCTAACACATGTATGAGTGGCTTTGTAGTGTAATCTCCATGCTCTGGGCACGTAACAGTTATAGGATGATGTGCATGCACGTATACACTATTATTATATGAATATCTCTTGTTGTGAGCCTTATTTGACCGTTGCACGAATTCTTCTGTTGTATAAGTTGCAGATTCTCGTACACAGCGCGAACAGCCAAAATTTTCTCTATTTTCTATATACGATATTTTGGTTATATATTCTCCATGTAATGCACATCTCACGGTAACAAGATCTAGTTTTGTTTTAAATTGTTTTAAATTAGAAAAATCGTAACGTTCAAAATTTTTCTTTTTAGATAACTGTTCTAGAAAGACATCTATACTCTGTCTGTTGGCGTTAGTTGTTTTTAGAGCTCCGCATTTCTGGCACCCGCATGCAGTATTTTTGTGTCTGTTGGCTTGAATAAGAAAATCTCCATGAACAGGGCATGTAACAGTTACAATTTGAAAGCTACCAGTAAATATTGTTTTACTGTAATCATAAAAATTATCATGTACTATACGACACGCTTCAATATATTCTTCACTCGTCAATCTATGACTAGCTCCGTTTAATTTTCGAGAGCAGCTCGGGCAACCTGTACCCGTTAAATGATTGGCAGGTAGTATTGTGAAATCTCCATGCTCTCTACACGTTAAGCCTACTTTTGTTAGTTGATTGATGTAGTTTGTATTTGTATAAAGAAACTTATCTCCGAATTTTGTTTTTGATCGATCAATAAATTCTTTTGTTGTGAGACCTTTTCTGGACATACAATTATTTATACCTGGAGCTGATCTTTTGTGAAAGAAGTCAGTTATTTTTTTTTAAAATAGTTCGTCTTCAGAAAAACTTTGAGATTTTTTCGAATATTCTACAGGTCTGCTATGAAAAAAATCGGTCATATTATTTCCTAATAATTCTTCTTGAAACCACATTGTTGATGAAATAAGATCTTTATCAATCTCAAAAGCAGAGGGAAACCCGATCATTTTTAGTGATTCATTGATTCTATTCTTAACAAATTCTTTAAGTATAACAGCACTAAGACCTTCTTCTTTAATCCCGTTTATCATCCAATCGATAATTTTTGCTTCTGCTTCGTATGCTTCTTTAGCTTCAGTAATAATCTTATCTACGAATTCCTCATCAAAAAGATCCGGGTATTCTTCTCTAATTGTATTAATGATTTTAGCTCCTACCATACCGTGAATGTTTTCTTCATTACGTGTATATTTTACTTGTTGATCGGTATCTTTAAGTACGTTTTTAAAGCGAGCAAACCAATTAATAACGTAAAACTGAGAAAATAATGAAACATTTTCAACAAACAAAGTAAAAAGAGTTAATGCATAAACATATTGTTTCTTAGAGTCTTTGTAATAACGATGCGTGTATTTTTTAAGATATTTTACTCTACCTTGAATCCAATCTAATTTTAAATTTTCTTCAAAAATATCTTCTAAACCAAGCGTCGAAATAAGACGCTCATAAGCATTATTATGAATGACTTCTGTATTAGCCATTACATACCCTAAATCTTGTAACGACGGATGTGGTAAATTTTCACCGAGTTTTGCCCAAAATGTCTTTACGGCTATTTCAATCTGTCCAATAGCTGACAAAGTTCTAATAACAATCTCTCTTTCTTGATCAGTTAAATTTACTTTAAATTGCTGAACATCAGATTTAAAAGAGAATTCTTTATCTGTCCAAAAGCCATTATGCATGCTTTCTATAAACTGTTCTGTCCAAGGATATCTGTTTGGTTTGCGCGAAATTTGTTCTTCGAAAATCATAATGTCAATATACTTATGGTAGTATACAAGGAACTTTAAATATATCAAATATATTTAAATTGTTACAATACACTATGTTACAAAGCTATAATTTTTTAGCGTCAGATATAATGAATATACCGTTATTTGAGTTACCGTAATTTCTTAATGTACCGTAATATCTACTACTTTCCCACGACCACTTTACTACATCTCCATCTTCATAGCCTTGAAGATGTTGACCGTTTTCTGTGTAATCTTCTGTATCCACAAAGAAAACGCTGTTATTTTCATTTTCTTTGTAGACGTATTTTGTTATATCACTGCTCATGTTGTTTATAAGTATTCGTACGTGTTTTCATTTGTTGACCAAAATATTTTTTTAAAAGAAAAATATTTTAAAAGATTTTCACAGCTCATACAGGGCTTTGCAACAGCAACCTTATAATTTCTATCGTATCGTAAATTGATAAGTACACACTTTTCTGTCTGTATATTTGTTAGTTTTTTAAGTTTTTTAAGTTTTTGTATAGCGCTAAATTCACTACAAGTATGTTTTTGTTCAGAAATATCTTCTCCGGTACGTTTAGATATTTTACGATTCTTAAGATTAGTGGGATGAGTTTTAGATTTATTCATCCCTATAGAAACAATCTTTTTTTTATGTAAAATAAAAGAAAAATGATGACATCTTTTATATTTATCATTATCTATTAATGACATCGCTATTTCTTCTAGCCTTTTAAATTTTAATTTGTCTGCAATCAATTCCATTGAACTTAAATATATCTAAAGCCTTTTCATCTCTAGTGTATATATCCCTGTATACAACTGTTTTAATTCCATGAGCTACAATTGCTGAGGCACAGCTTGAACACGGTAATAAAGTACAAGCTAATAGTCTACATTCATTTCTTTTAAAAAGTGAAAGTAAGTTTACTTCAGCATGTATAACATACGGTCTACGAGCATCTCGATTTAACCAGAAAGAAGATGTTATGTTAATACCAGCACCAAGACCGTTGTACGCAACTCCTATAACCCTATTTGAATGATCTAATCCACAACAACCTACCTGTACATGTATATCTTCAGATCTTAAAGCTGCAACTTCCGCAATCTTAAGTGCGTACTCTTCCCAGGAGATTCTTGAACTCATTTCACCCACTTGCTACTTCTCAACGATCCCTATACCTTCCCCTTGATGTAGCCTGTATCCACACCCAAGTAAGAAATTCTCAAACACGTTACATACTTCAGATATGTTACACTCTCCATCTATTTCACATTCTAAATTTGTTTTCGGTAAAGAATAGTGCTCATTTGTATAACCTTCGTGGTTATAAGAAAATTTTATACTTGTTTTAGATTTTTGATACATTGTTGCCAGAGTTTATAGTAATTATATCGTATTTCAACTATTATTTAAACAAAATTTTCTGTCCAGCAAAATACAACATTTTTATAGTTATCTAAAACTTTAACTAGATTGTGTCTAATTAGCTTTTGCCATATAAAATATTTGTTCGCAAGACCACCACCGAGTTGAGATACATAAAAAGTTTTACCTGGTCTCGCTTCTATAATCCTCTTAAGTTTCTCTAATTCTTCAAAAAATACTGAAGAGTATTCTTCCGGTTTATAAAAAGAATTATCTTTGTTATCTGGAAACTTCTTTGTAATAAACCCAATAGCATGCGGATGATCTCTTAATCTTGCAGCACCGCCACGACCCCATCTTTCTAAATTATCTCCAAATATAAAATACGCGTTTGGATTAGTGTCTAAAAATTCTTGTGTTATTTTAATATTTTTGTAAGTAGCCATGGTTATTTGGTTGTTTCATACTCTGCTTTGAGAGCTGTAAGTATCGAAAGAAAATTGTTAAACCCGTTCTTTGATGTTATTTTTTTATTGTTATATGAATCTAATAACGCGTCGATTGCGAGATCTGTATATTTAATTATAAATTTTTGTGTATCTTTATCTATATTATGTGTTATTTTTTCAGCTGCTCTTGTGTATAAATCATTTTCAGGCGTTATATACTGTAGCTCACATTGCTCTTTAAATTCTTGTATATAAAAATTTTCTCTCTTATTTTGATACTCCATTACATCACTTGTTATAAAAATACACACTTTTTCTATTGTTGTATTTTTATCATTAATAAGAGAAATAGCTTTTTTAATATTCATCTATATTATATTTAACGTTTTATGAGCAGCTATCTCTTTATATGTTTCACCAACCACCTGTGTGAACTACCGAACGACTAAAGATCGTTCGGCTTCAGAACATAAATGTTCTTTCTTTTTAGACACTTCATCGCTTGTGCTTTTAAATGAATTTAAAAGTCTTATTTTAGCTCCATGTCTGTAATCG